TTTAGAGATACTAAAGCAGGTTACGAAGGTTATAAATGAAGAAATGGCTTAATGAAGAAGCACTAGATGTGCTTGTTAATTATTATTATCCAAAAGCTGCATGGCTACAGGATAATGTCAATTGGGGTCCATTAGACTACGAGGGCCCTGAAGCAAATAAAGAGATTAATGATCCTTTACTCCAGAAGATAGAAATCTACGATTGTAAAACAAGGAATGCCGCTGGCTTTTCTAATGTATTACAAGACTTATTTCTTGGTTCAAAGACTCCTAAATGGAGATGGCAAAACGAAAGACGTAGAGATATTAACACATGGAATGATAAAATCACATGGGGTTTATCTGCACAGTTTTTTGTTATGATGTGTCATCGTATTACTGGAAGTGGTGCATCGTTTGAAGATGACCATGGATATCGTAATAATTGTATACAATATTGGGGTACGCAATATGCTAAAAACGGTATAAAAGAAATGTGTGAAGATCTAATAAAGGCAAAAGAGCGTGGACCAATATTTACTTCTATTGGTAACCAACCTCCTGCTCCAAAGAAGGGCACGAGTAATGTAGACTTTATGACAAAGGAATTGCCACAATTAATATTTAAATTTGTTGATTGGTTATTGTATGAAAAGATAGATGGCGAGTATAGAAAGACAATGAAAACTCATAAAGAGATTGTAGACTATTTCAATGCGTATAATAAATCAGCAGGTCATAGACGATTCAATTTTCAATATGCAGCATTCTCTATGGACTGTTCAGATTATTTTCCTACAGCAGTAGATCCAGATTCACACACATACTTAGGTAACAATGCTGTTCGTTGTTTAAAGAAGTTATCTACTGGATATAGTCATGATGAGTTTATGGATATATTAAGAGAACGTACAGGCGGAAGACCAAAAGATTTAGAAGATGTTATGTGTGACTTTGTAAGGTTTGGTCAGAACTATGTACCAAGAGGTAACGGCACATATGACCACATTCCAAGTGATATAACTAATAGTAGCGGATGGGAATCTGGTTGGAGACAAAGACAAGGAACACCATCAAATAATATACTACCAATATAATGCCACATAACAAACATATAGAAGATGGGTTCAATATCGATATCGGTATGATGCAACCCGATGAAGCAAAGAATTATTATTTATGGTTAGCCAAAGACTGGAAGGACCCGAATCCACCTATAGTTGAAACAATGCATGAAGGAGTAAGATGTGTAAGAGATGATCTTATTACTGGATCTAAAATACGTGGTGCAGATTTATTGATGTCAAGTATTAAAGAAGATACCGTGGCATACGTTCAACCAAGAACTGGATTAGCTGGTGTAAGTATATTAGATGTTGCAAGTAAACATGGTAAAAAAGTACGTTTATATATGCCATCAAGTAAAAAAATAAGTCATCACCAAGCATGTTGTATTGAAAGAGGAGCTCTAGTTAGTTTCCATAGAATTGCAGCAATGCCAAACCTAAACAAAATTGCTAAGGAAGATTCAAAGATACATGGATATTACTTCATTCCCCTAGGACTGAAACACAAATTAATGACAGCAGGTATGGTAAAGGTTGCTAGTCAATTAAAAGAACCAGACGAAGTATATGTTGCAACATCAACTGGTGTACTCTCAAGGGCCCTGCAGATTGCTTGGCCAAATGCTAAGTTTACATCTGTTGCTGTAGCAAGAAATATGAAGGCAGGAGAGTTAGGTAGAGCAAAGGTTATATCTGAGCCACGGGCTTTCACGGCTCATGAGAGTAAAGAGAACTTACCACCATTTCCAAACATAGATACTTACGATGGTAAAGTTTGGAAGTATATACCAAAGAATACAGGCAGAGATATATTATTTTGGAATGTTGGTGCAGAACCAGTATTACATCAAAATCATATTATTGATGCAACAAATAGTTATAGAGATTGGGCTCCGCCTAAACGTGATAACGGAATACAAATATATGATAACAGGAACATTTAATAAGATACCAAAGAAAAAGAATAGCCATGGATATGGTTGGGCTCGAACATGGTCAGAGAACTTAGGTGATATCGGTATTAATCATGAAGGTGATTATATACCTCATCTATATTTAGATCACGGAGTAAACTTTGGTGGTGGATTAAACCTATTTGGTGGATTTAATGGTGATCTTAAAAAGCGTATAGATAATTTTCTATTAGCTGAAGAAGTTTTCTCTCTTGATATGCCTATGCCAAGGTATGGTGATATGTTAGCCAAGCGAAAAGATGTAGAGGATAAAGCGTGGTGTGCTCGTGTTCAAGACAAATGTGACAATGCAAAAACATTACTATCCACAGATTTAGATACGGAATGGTTAACTATAGGCGATAGTCATACGGCAGCATTTGCCCCTAAAGGTAGTATGGTTATTAAGACAGATGGTCTTACACTTAATGGTCAGATTAAATCTAATTTTCAATATGTTCTTGACCACATGGCTAAATGCAATAATCTAATTGGAGTTACATTATGCTTTGGTAATATCGATATAAGACATCACCTATGCAGGTTAAATGTAGACCCAAGAGATATGTGGATAGATTTAAAAAGATTTGGTGATTGGCTACCGGTACCAGTTGAGTATTCAGTGCCTTGGCCCATAGAGTTTGAAGGTAGAAGATTACCTAAGACTGGTTATTATAAACACCAACCATTTTGGGGTACACATTATGAAAGAAAAATGATGTTAGATAGAGTAATTGATACCATGGATATGGTGGAAATGAATAAAGTTATGTATCCAACCGAGTGGTTAAAGATGGATCCAGAAGTATTTGCAAAAACAAAAATGGAAAGTACTAGCTCGGTACATATATCACCTGAAGTATACAGACGAAAAGAATTCGGGGAAGAGTATGTACTTCCAATATAAATGTGATATAATATACCTATGAGATAACAAAGGAGTATAAATGGGAATAATGGATAAATTAGCGAAGAACTCTCGTATAAAGGAGTCTTCCCAACTTGACAAAAGCAAGTTGTTTAGTAATCAAGAAATGGTAACCACTAAGGTTCCAATGATTAACGTTGCACTATCAGGTGATCCAGACGGAGGTCTGACATCAGGTTTAACAGTATTAGCAGGACCAAGTAAGCATTTTAAGACTTCATTTGGATTGTTAATGGCGGCAGCATACTTAGATAAGTATGAAGAAGCTGTATTATTGTTTTATGATTCAGAGTTTGGTAGCCCGCAACAATATTTTAAGTCGTTCGGTATTGACACTTCGCGTGTTCTACATAGCCCCATTACTAATGTAGAAGAGCTTAAGTTTGATTTAATTCATCAGCTCGAACATATCGACCGCAACGACAAAGTCATTATAATGATTGACTCTGTCGGTAACCTAGCTTCTAAGAAGGAGCTAGATGATGCTATGAATGAGAAGTCAGTAGCAGATATGTCGAGAGCGAAAGCCCTCAAAGGTTTATTTAGAATGACTACCCCTTATCTAACGATGAAAGATATTCCATTGTTAGCAGTCAACCACACATATCAAGAAATAGGCTTATTCCCCAAAGCGGTCGTATCCGGTGGCACAGGTATATACTACTCCTCAGACAATATCTGGATCATCGGACGGCAGCAAGAAAAGAAGGGGACAGAAATTAAAGGATATAACTTTGTTATCAATGTAGAAAAGTCAAGGTTTGTCCGTGAGAAATCTAAGATCCCTATTGCAGTTACATGGGAAGGTGGTATTGAACCATATTCTGGTTTATTAGATGTAGCAATAGATGGTGGTTATGTTGTTAAGCCTACGATTGGTTGGTACTCAAAGGTTGATAGATCTACCGGTGAGGTAGAAGATAAGAAAGTACGTATTGCTGACACACTTAAAGAAGAGTTTTGGAAACCTATCTTTGATAATACAGATTTTAAGACACACATTAAACTCAAATATGAAGTCGGCCATGCTGACATGATTAAAGTATCACACCTAGAAGAAGGGTGGGATGATGAAGATTGAGACATTAATCTTACGTAACTTAATGTTGAATGAGGATTATACTCGAAATGTAATTCCTCATTTAAGAACTATATATTTTGAAGAACCACATAGAGCGGTCTTTAATGAGATTGTTGACTTCGTCAATAAGTTTAATAAGCTACCAAGTGCTGATGCACTAAGTATTGAATTAAGAAATAACCCTAAGGTTGGCTCTGAGTCTTTAGCTCTTATTCCTGAAATAAGTGTTATGGATAAAGAGAATACCCAAGAGTGGTTAGTTGAAAAGACTGAGAAATGGTGTCAAGACAGAGCAATCTATTTAGCAATTATGGATTCTATTAATATTATTGAAGGTAAGCATGAGACATTAGATAAGAATGCATTACCGCAAGTATTAAGTGAAGCTCTTGGTGTTAACTTTGATTTAAGAGTTGGTCACGATTATGTTGATGACTCTGATGGTCGTTATGATTTCTATCATAGGCAAGAAGAACACCTACCATTTGACTTAGAAAAGTTTAACACAATCACTAAAGGTGGTCTCGTCAAGAAATCATTGAATGTGGCTCTCGCAGGTACAGGTGTAGGTAAGTCTTTATTTATGTGTCATGTCGCTGCAGGGGCCTTGACTCAGATGAAAAATGTCCTATATATAACTATGGAGATGGCAGAAGAAAGGATAGCAGAACGTATTGACGCTAATCTAATGAATGTGCCTATTGACCAATTAGAGAATCTATCGAAAGATATGTTCGATAAGAAGATGCATAAGCTCACTGACAAAGGTGTTGGTAAACTTATTGTGAAAGAGTATCCCACTGGGGCAGCAAGCTCTATTCACTTTAGAGCATTATTAAAAGAATTAAAGATCAAACGTGATTTCACACCTGATCTTATTTGTATAGACTATTTAAATATATGTGCAAGCTCACGTATGAAAGCTATGGGTGGATCTATTAACTCATATATTATGGTCAAAGCAATAGCAGAAGAATTGCGTGGCATGGCGGTAGAGTATAACTTACCTATCGTTACTGCCACACAAACCACTAGATCTGGTTTCGCATCATCTGATGTGGGATTAGAAGATACGAGTGAATCATTTGGTTTACCGGCAACGGCTGACCTTATGTTTGCACTTATATCTACGGAAGAACTAGAGAACCTTAATCAGATAATGGTTAAGCAATTAAAGAATAGGTATAATGATCCTACAGGTGGGAACAAGAAGTTCGTACTTGGTATTGATAGAGCAAAGATGAGACTATATGATGTAGAAGATACTGCGCAAACTCTCAATGTAAGGGATGAGCCACCTAAGAAAAATACACAATTTGAGGATTTTACATATGAATAATATTTTGAAACCTTACATATCCAGAATGTTGAATAAAGAACATATGATGGCTATGACTAAGGTCAAATTAGAAAAGCTAGCTCGCAAAGAAGGCGTTGAGTTAGATAGACGTGAGAAGAAAGAATCTCTTGTCGAACAAATATTAACCTTGTGAGCACTCTATTAACAGGTCATGGTTGGGCATCTAAATATAAACACCTAGCCAAAGAGATCTCTACATGGAGCAAAGACCCAAGCACTAAAGTTGGTGCAGTGGTTGTAGGCGAACATGGTCAGTTATTGTCTCAAGGATATAACGGTTTTCCAAGAGGCATAAAAGACTCAGATGAAAGATTAAATAATCGTGAAAGAAAGTATGAATTAGTTGTACATGCAGAAATGAATGCTATATATAATGCTAGTCTTAATGGAGTTTCTTTAGCAGATTCTACATTATATGTATATGGTTTACCTGTTTGTAACGAATGTGCTAAAGGTATTATTCAATGTGGTATTAAAAAGGTTGTTGCAACAAGACCAACAGAATATAATGGAGCATGGGATAATTCAATAAAAGGAGCCGAAGCTTTATTTAAAGAAGCAGAGGTAATGTATTTAATAGACGTGGAGGAAGAATGAGTAAGACTGCAATACCGTATGTCATACGGAAAAGGGATCATAATAAAAATATTATCTCTAAGAAATATTTAAGTCATGGAACATTCAGATGTAAACGTCATCCAAACAGTAAGAGGTGTAAAAGTGCTTAAAGCATTATTTAATCAAGGCTATTCGAAAAAGTTCATGGACCGAATAGAATTTAGAAGAAAGGAATACTACGAGAAACGTAGAATTCAAACGATCCGTGACAATGCTATGAAGATGGCATATAACTGGTCACATGAATATCCTACTGGTACGCCATTAGAATATATTCGTGATGACATTATTGAATGTTGGGAAAGGAATTCAAAGGTTGGTATTTTTGCGAATATAGATAAGAAGCAAAATATACAAGTACCAAACAAATATCCATTAGATCCATATGAAAAAGAAGTTGGAATCCCATACAAATTAGAAGGAAAACATGAAAAATAAATTAATAGGTTTAATCTTAATTGCCGTATCTATGTCAGCACTCGCTGCCAATAGAGGCGCAGTTGTAACAGATCATTACCATGAGGTTGTATACTTACAACCATATACAGTCGAAGTATGTCAGAACCAACAAGTACAGGTAGGCAATGCAGACATTGCGAATAGTGCATTTTGGGGAGCAATCTTCGGTGGAGTTGTTGGTGATGCTTTAGATGATGAGAATGGTAAAGTTCCAGGAGCTATCATTGGTGCTATGATTGGTGCTAAAGATGCTGAAGGCAAGGTAGGTACAACTACAGCTATGGTGTGTAAGACTGAGACACGTAAGAAGTCTACTACCGTTAATGAATACTCACACTCAGTTATTAGATTTGAGTACGATGGTATTATGTACGAGCTCGACTTTATTAAAAGGTAATGGCTAAGAAAAAAAAGAAGTTTATACCATTTAATAGATGGTCATTCGTAGACCGCAATGATCTAGATACAGATCATTGGTATATTAGATTAGAGGGTGGTGAATACCACGATGTGATCTATCGTTATATGGATGTCAAATTAAATGATACAACCAAATCTATAAATTTCGATTATGAAATTGTAGAATATCCAATGGAAACTCCTCACGGTAATCCACAATTTAATGAAGCTGTTGGCGCTATACTACAAAGTATATTGGCTGACTCAATGGAAAAACAGGACTTCGTATTAGGTCCACGATCTAAATGAATGTAAAAGAAACACTAACCATTCTCTCAGAAGAGTGCGCGGAAGTAATACAAGCTAACTCAAAATTAATTAGATTCGGACCATATGATGAAGATAATATTCACGAACTAGAAAAAGAGTTAGGTGATATCATGGCTATGATACTTATACTTGATTATTATGGCTATGTTTCAACAGAAAAAATAACAGACAATGTTATTCCTAAGCTTACTAAACTTAAAAAGTACAGTAAAATTAAGAATTTGAATAAGATTATCAAGAATTTATAAAACCTATAAATACCTTTATAATTATTCATATAAAGGTCCGATGCAGTCTTTACAAACATTTCTCGAGGGTCGAAATGACCCTTCAATATTCAAAGCAGTTTTTATGGCAGGCGCTCCAGGCGCAGGCAAGTCTTTTGTCTCTGATTGGATGGCATTAGGACCGCAACTTGGCTTTAAAGTAATTAATTCTGATAAAGAATTCAGTCGTTATATGAGAGAAGCAGGCCTTACCGATGATAAAGGCGCAGTCATTATTGACCCTAAAAGATCTTTCGAACGTGATGTTGTACGCACGGTAGCAAAACGACATACTGCAGCTATCCAGAGACATGCTTTAATTGGTAGATTAGGTCTTGTTATTGATGGTACAGCTGCAAATGCTACTAAAATAATAGCGCAAAAGAAAAAGTTAGAGTTACTTGGTTATGAATGTGCTATGGTTTATGTTAATGTTCCTTTGAAAATGTCAATAGCAGCAGACAAACAGCGTGGTGAAGAGGGTGAAAGAACTATTGGAGCAGAACTTGTTACGGCTAAATACAATGAATTAGATACAGGTATACCTAAATTAATAAAAGCATTTGGTTCAGCAACTACTGGGTTCGGGCCTAGGCCTAGTAAATCAATGTTTTTTATAGTAGATAATACAGTAAGAGAAAAAACACCAAGTCTAATTAGAAAGGTGTTAGGTGAGATTACTAAATGGGCTAAAAAATTGCCAAAGAATAGGGCAGCAAAACTATGGATGAAGAATAACTAATGTTAAATTTTAAAGAACAAGTAAATGAAACAACTGGCATGCGCTTAGTCGATCTTCTTCCGAAGAAGGTTAAGCGTCTGATATACAGAGTTGCACATCAAGACAAATATAAAGGTGCTTTGCTTATGATAAAGCATTTAAGACAAGATCCTGATGTAATCTCAAGAGGCTTAACTAAACACCAGATTCAAAATATTGCTGCTGACCATTTTAAATTAGATCATAGAGAGTTTGCAAAGATACTCAATCGTCAAACAAGATACGAAGAAGCTCCTCCAGGAATGGCAGACACCGTCAAGAAATTTAAAGCTGATGGTATGGATGACGAGACGGCATTCGCACTTGCTTGGTCTATATATAATAAGAAAGAGGATGAGGTAGTACAATTATCAGAGGCAACAACTAAAGCCTCTACGTATTTTGAGTGGGCTCTTATTGCTATGATTAATGATAAGTCAAAAGACGAAGGCGACTTTATTCGTAATATGAAAAGAGATAAAGGTTATACCGCTTGGTTTAAAGCTACAGATAAAAAATGGAATCAAAATCAATCAGATCATTATGAATTCTCTAAAAAATTAAAGAGTATTACAAGATCAAAGACCGCCGAATCAGCTGGTCAATCTTCTCCATCGACTTCAGCTATGTGGAAAGACGTTACTGGTAAAAGCAAAGATACTTCTAAAGCTGATATTAATATAGGTTCACACAAAGTAAGTGTTAAAGGTACACAAGCCCGGTTAATGTCTGGTGTTAAAGAGGAAAGTCTTGCTACACTATATGCAGCATTTGATACTATAGGCGTGGATAATCTCGGCCAAAACTTAGAAAAAATAGTAAATGAATTTGTGTCAAAGGTTAGAACGGTTGGTGATGAAATGACTTCGACAGCTATCAAAGAAAAAGATCCTAAAACATTATCTGCAGAAAATAAAGCAGCATTTAAACAATTAGAAACACAAGTTCAAGTTAAAGCTAAAGCTGAAACTGCATTTAAAAAAGCATTTGCTAATAGGGAATTCGCTGATGCATTTGCTTGGGAAGCTATGAGTGGTGAAAAGAAATTTGGTAATGGTGAAGGTACAGCTGATGCAATGCTGGTCTGGCCATATGATCTAAGAAATATTGCATGGTATCCTGCCTTAAGTCTTAATCATAAGTATGTTAAAAAGGTTTCAGGTCAAATGAAGTTCTCAGCTAATGTTAAATCAGCAAGCTATAAAAAGAAAAATAAGAAATATGGTTATGCTATATCACAAGTTGTTGACTTAGCTTTTAAAACTGCTGATTCTGAATTTGATATTGCTAAGAATGAGAGTATAGAACAAAGATTAGATCTAGAGACTATGTTACAAGAAGGTAAAATTGATGAAGCAAAGTTATTAGATAAGCTTAAAGGTATTTGGGAAAGATTAAGGAATGCAATAGCAACAGCATGGGCTAAGTTAATGAATGCAATTACTAATCTTGCCCAACAAATAAGAGATGCAATTGATGGTGGTTTAGATACTTTACTAGATGCATTTGAATTAGAACCAGTTATCAAATTTAATAACAATATAAAACTATGAATCTAAAGAAACACATAGCAGAAGCTAAGAATACTCACATGACTCACATTGAGGACATGGTGATTGACGGTGGTGTACAAGGAGCACGGTCAGCTATCTTCGCATTACGTGATTTAAGAGACATGTTAGCTGGTCATTCGAATGACACTAAGCAAGTCACGGTCAAATGGGATGGTGCACCAGCTGTATTTGCTGGTATCGACCCGAGTGATGGTAAGTTCTTTGTTGCAAAGAAAGGAATATTCAATAAGAATCCTATGGTATATAAGAGCGTTAAAGAAGTTAAAGCCGATACCTCTGGAGATTTAGCAGCAAAACTCACAATAGCATTTCAAGAATTAAGTAAACTTGGTATTAAACAAGGAGTCTACCAAGGTGATATTATGTTCACTAAAAAAGACTTAAAGAAACAAACAATTGACGGGAGGAAGTATGTAACCTTTCACCCGAACACTATAGTATATGCAGTACCCGTTGAAGCAGCAAAAGATATTATGAGAGCAAAGATTGGCGTAGTGTGGCATACTTATTACTCAGGCGCAACCTTTGAAAAAATGAATGCATCCTTTGGTGTAACCATTGGATCATTTAAAACAGTCCGAACGGTATGGCAAAAATCAGCCAACCTACCAGACATATCTGGTTTAGCCACACTAACTAAAAGGGACACAGATGAAATTACGAAACATATATCAAACGCAGGAAAGCTCTTTCAAAAGATCTCTGCCAATACGCTTACTGACGTATCTACAAATACGGATATTAATTTACTTATTAATACCTTTAGAAACACGAAAGTTAGATCGCAAGATGAAGTTACTAACTCAGCAAGATACGTACAAGAGCTCATTAGCTGGATCGAAGATCGATATAACACAGAAAAAGAGAGACTTAAAAGCGATGCTGGCAAGGATAGGAAGGAAGAAGCGAAGCTTGCAGCACTAGAATTCTTCTCAGATGAGAACAAAGATGGGCTTATAAGTATGCTTGATATGCAAAACGAGCTAGTAATGGCTAAGAAAATGCTATTAAAGCATCTTGACAGCATGGATAGTATAAATACTTTTATAAAGACTAAAGACGGTTTTAAAGTAACAGGCGCTGAAGGATATGTTGCTATAGATCATTTAACTAATGGCGCTGTTAAAATTGTAGATAGGATGGAATTTTCTTATAATAACTTTAGCAAAGACATTATAAAAGGATGGGAGTCCGAGTCACGATGAAGACATTAAAACAAATAATGAACGAAGCATATACTGGTAATGCCAGTACGGCTGCATGGATATTGATGACATTGGCAAGTAAAGGTATGGGTATGTATACCAAAGACGAAATTAAAAGAAAATCGAAATTGCCAGATCCTAAAATTTATTATTTTGATGTAAAAATTAATAAGAGAGAACCTATAGAGGGTAGAATTGCAGATACTAGTAATACTGGTTATACACATGAACGTAAAGCTGGCGGACCACTAAATCCAACAAAAGTTAAATACTTTGATTCTGCACAAGCAATAAAAATAGCTTTAAACAATACTAAAGTACCAGAAGATTTTATAAGAGATTTTTTAAGTAATGACTTTCTTGTAAGCCCACGAGCTATATTAGTAACCAAAAATGGTAAAAAGGAGAAGTTATAACCATGAAATTAATAGACAAATTAGTAAAAGAGTTTACCTCAATAAATGAGGCTAGACCAAAAGATAATCATAGATGGAATGCTAACGATGAGATATCAACTATGAATTACATCTACAAAGATTTTAAAAAAGAATTAGGTAGAGATCCAGGTAAACCATATATGGACGATGATGCATTAGTAGTAGGTGATGAGACTGTGCTTAATGTTAAAGACAACACATCAGTCGGTGATATGAAAAAAGCAGTAGGAGCATGGGTTGCAAAAAATGCAAAGGCAGCACCTGGTGAAACTAAGTTCGGTAAATTTAATGTTAAGTTACCTACTGAATTAGGTGGAGTACTTGGTAATAAAGCAACTAAGCTTGAAAATCCACGTGCGGTATTAAAGACCGATGTTGACAGCGCGAAAGAAATTCAACGTGTTGTGAAAGGCAAAGGTGTTAAATTCCGTATGATGAAACGTAAAGATCACGTTGCTGTATATCTTGACTTCGATGACGGTAAATTAATGCAAGATGCACTGAAGAAAATAGCAAAAATTAAATAGGAAAATAATATGTCAGTAACTGTAACAGCAGCATTGAGAGATATGCAAGAAGCACAAGAACTAAAAGAAAAATGGAATGAAAAGGTTTCCCTTAAAGGCTTAGACCAATTCCGCGCGATGTATAAAACATGGTTAAAATCTGGAGTTGATCCAAGATTTATTAAAGCAATGGAAAAATTATATGACGATATGGTAATTGGCGGCATGTATTCTTCTCGTAGTGCTGAAGATGCTGGCATTCTAAAAATCGACGGCAAAACCAAATATAAGAACGCGAACTGGTAATGTCACTGCATAGCTTTAAAGAACACCTTCTCAAAGAGGCCGCAGCAAAAACGGTCACAGTAAACTTTGGTCGTTTCAATCCTCCCACTATCGGTCATGAAAAACTACTAGATATTAGTATGTCCAAAGGTACCGGTGACCATAGAGTATATGCATCCCAAACCGCAGGCAATAAAAAGAATCCATTAGATTGGAAGACTAAAATTAAATTTATGCGTAAGATGTTTCCTAAGCATGCAAGACATATCCTTATGGATAAGAAAATTAAAACAATTTGGGATGTAGCAGTTACTTGTTATAAAGATGGATATACAGAATTCGAATTAGTTGTTGGTGATGACAGACACCAAGAATTTGTTAAACTTTTAGATGATTTTAATGGTAAAAAAGCTAGACATGGATTTTATGAATTTGATGTAATAGATGTTATAAGCGCTGGTGTAAGAGACCCAGATGCTGAAGGTGCTGAAGGTATGTCAGCTTCCAAGATGAGAGCCGCTGCTGAAGACAATGACCTAATTGCATTTACTAAGGGTGTACCAAAGAAATTTAAAGATGCCGAGGGACTAATGAAAGCAGTTCAAGCCGGCATGGGTATAAAGGAATCAAAACCTTATAGACATATCAAATTAAAGAAAACTTCAAATCTAAGAGAAAAGTTTGTGGCTGGTAAACTGTTTAAAGTGAATGATCCGGTTGTAACTAAAGGTGGCAGAGAGGGTGTTATAGATACATTAGGAGCTAATCACGTTAAGGTGAAATTGAAAGAATCAGAAACATTTAAAACATTCTGGTTACAAGATATAATTACTACATAAGGAGAAAGTATGGCATTAAGAAGAGTAGGCGCGTATGCAAATAGTATTGCAACACCACGTGGTATTGTTAGTGTGGAAGGCCAGTTATTAATAGCTAACGATGGCACTAGATACATCCATAGCCAAGAGTTTATGGATAAATGGAATGGATTAAGCTCGGACTTACCAGCGACTGGCGATACAACTACCAGTAGCGCTAGTCCAAAACCAAAAGCAAAGGTAAAGAAAAAGAAAAAATCTTGGTTTAAAAAATAAAGTATAAATATATATTATGGAATTGACTAAGAGTAACTTCGAGTTATATGCTGCAAAGCATTATCAGAAAGATAAGTGGGCAACTACAGAGGATTTCAAGGAAGATATATCTAGATTTAAGTATATTAACCGGCTTGTCAATAGATATTATCGTGATGACGATTTAAAAGAGCGATTAATACTAAACCATATTATTATATTAGGTAATGTTTTAGGACCTAAGATCTGTGCAGAGATACTAATGTGCAAGACGCATGACGTATTAAAAAGTACAGTTAAAACATTTCTGGTTTATTTGAACTATTTGCCAGAAGAAGAGTTTGTCGAGGTCCCATTAGATGTAACAATTATAGATGTATTAAGGAAGCTATGAGTCAATATTTAAAAGAGAGTGCTGTAGATTTATTCATTACGTATAAGTTTCTTCGCTTACTTACAACACCTTGGAAAAAGACCGATGCCTATAAGGAAGGTGTAATTGACGATAGGGGTAAGTTACTTGTTAAGGGTGACATACAATCAAACTCTCAAAAGAAAACTTATACGGTATTTCATAAGTTAGTATTTAATTTAAAAAGAATTTTAGAGAAGGTACCATTCGGTAAATCTAGAATAGCTTCATATGCTGCTGCATTGTTTCTCCTTAGGGAAGAGACTGGCATGGCAGAAGAAGATATGCTTAAAGTATTACAAGACTTAGGTCATGATACTTCACTTGACTTAAATGAAGACTTCAAGAACCTTGAAGAAGGTCAACACATCCTGAATCACGAAGGATACAAAGGAACGGTTGTGCATTTAGAATCAACAAAGCCAGTTGGATACTTCGCTGGTGTTCCTATATATAATACCAAAGAAAACATTTTTATATCTGTTAATAACATACTGTAATACATAATTTAATTGGAGTGACATGACGTCTATCTTTGTAACGAAGCGTAGCGGCGAGACTGAGCCGTTCAATATTAATAAAATCCACCGAGTTCTTGAATGGGCGTGTCAAGACTTAGTTGGGGTATCGGTCTCTGAAATAGAGATGAGAGCCAATGTTCAAGTATATGAGGCAATGGAATCTGTTAAGATCCATGATCTCTTAATCAAATCAACATCCGAACTAATAAGTGAAGCAACACCTAACTATCAGACTGTTGCAGCAAGGCTAATCAATTATAAATTAAAGAAACTTGTATATGGTGACAAGGACCCATGGCGATTAAAAGATATTATTGACCATAATATTGATGCTGGAGTCTATGATGCAGATATATTAAACATGTATTCTGATGCTGAATTAGATTATATTGATTCGCAAATAGTAGATCATTCACGTGATGATGACTTCACATATGCTGGTATGGAACAAATGAGATCCAAGTATTTGGTACAGAATAGATCAGATGGTACCATATACGAAACGCCTCAGGTATTATATATTATGATTGCCATGACATTATTCGGTAGATATAATGGTAGGCGTATAAAGTTTATAAGAGAATTCTATAATGCTATATCACAATTCTATATCTCATTGCCAACACCTATCATGGCTGGTTGCCGAACGCCTACAAGACAATTCTCGTCATGTGTAGTCTTAGAATCTAATGACTCATTAGACTCAATCAATGCAACATCAACTTCAATCGTTAAATACATTTCAAAGAAAGCCGGCTTAGGAATTAATGCTGGAAAGATTAGAGCGGTTGGTAGTAATATTGGTGATGGTTCTATTGCACATACTGGTCTAATACCATTCCTCAAATTGTTTCAAGCATCGGTCAAATCTTGTTCTCAAGGTGGAGTGCGAGGTGGTGCCGCAACTGTATATATGCCTGTTTGGCATTATGAATTTGAGGATCTTGTTGTATTAAAAAACAATAGAGGTACTGAAGAGAATCGTGTACGTAATATGGATTATGCATTTCAGTTTAACCAGTTAATGTATGAACGACTATTAGAAGGTGGCAAAATAACATTCTTCTCACCTAATGATGTCCCTGGATTGTATGATGCATTCTTTGAGGATCAAGATCTATTCAAAGAGTTATATGAAAAGTATGAGAGGTCATGGAAGATCCGTAAGAAATCTTTACCAGCCCTCGAGGTATTCTCTCAATTCCTAACAGAACGTAAAGAGACTGGACGAATATATCTACAAAATGTAGACCATGCAAATACACATGGGGCATTTATAGAGAAACAAGCTCCGATACACCAGTCGAATTTATGTTGCGAAATCGATCTGCCAAGTCACGGATTAGAATCATATGACGATACAAGTAAAGGTGAGATCAGTTTATGTACTCTTTCAGCAATTAATTGGGGTCTAATAAATGACCCACGTGATTTTGAAAAGTATTGTGAGTTAGCAGTACGTTCTCTTGATGCTCTCCTTGACTATCAAAACTATCCTGTTGTTGCGGCAGAAAGATCCACAATGAACCGCAGACCACTAGGTGTAGGCATCATAAACTTTGCCTACTTCTTGGCGAAGCGTGGGCTGAAGTACAATGAGGAAGCCCTTGCCACCGTTGATATCTACGCAGAAGCATGGTCATATTATCTCATAAAAGCTAGTGCAGATCTAGCAAAAGAGAAGGATTGTTGTTATAAAAATCTCGAGACTAAGTACGGGCATGGTATCTTGCCGATAGATAGCTATAAACCCGAGGTCAATGAATTAGTCAAACATAAGGAAAGAATGCCTTGGAAGGCGTTACGGGCGCAGCTTTTGAAATCCGGCATAAGAAATTCGACATTAATGGCTATTATGCCCGCTGAAACCTCGGCCCAGATAGGTAATGCTACAAATGGTATTGAACCACCTCGTGCATTAGTATCATATAAGCAATCGAAGGACGGAGTTATGGCACAAGTTGTACCACAAATCCATAATCTTAAAAACAAATATGATCTATTATGGGACCAACCTGGACCAGAAGGTTACTTAAAGATCATGGCAGTACTTCAGAAGTATGTTGACCAAGGTATATCAGTAAACACCAGTTATAATCCAGCACAATATGAAGACAATAAAATACCAATGTCTGAGATGATGAAGGACTTAATTACCTTCTATAAATATGGTGGTAAACAATTATATTATTTTAATACTAATGACCTGACTAATGAAGATGAGTCACAATTAGGAAGAGAGGATTTTAGCAGTGATAAAGAATATGATGACTATTGTGAAAGCTGTGTTTTATAATGAAAATATTAGGAATATCTGAAGGAAGCCACGATGCTTGTTGGTGCTTAATTGAAGATGGCGAGATACTAGAAGCTCACCATCAAGAAAGACATGATCGTATTAAAAATTCTAAATGGTTAGATGCTAGCCTACTCCCAAAAGCCGATGTTGTAGTCGGTCATCAAATACTTGACAATGTAAATGCCCGCCGTAAATGGTCAGGACAACCACCAATGAAAAGGAATATTCCTGTTGACTATGAATATAACCATCATGAAACACATGCATGGGCTGGTTGGGCCACATCTCCATTTGATGATTGCGATATATTAACTATGGATGCTGTAGGTGAATGGGAGACTGCTACAGTTCATGAAGTACGTGATGGAGTAATGAAACAAACTTGGGGAATGAAATACCCTAAGTCTTTTGGTATGCCATACTCTTATGTAACAGAAAAGTTAGGTTATAAACCAATGCAAGACGAATATATTGTTATGGCAATGGCAGCACTTGGTGGTAGATACGATAGAGAAGACTCAAAGCTTTTTGGTTTTATAGATGCTGTACCTAAAATATCTCCGTTGTTCCAAGGCAGTTGCCATTCAGAGCATTGGTTATTTCAACGACGATATGAGAATGCTCAAATACAGATTAACGATAAAAATGATAATAGAAATATGGCTCGAAATATTCAAGACCATTATGAATACTATTTCCTTAAAACAATTCAAAGACATACCTCTCATGATAATTTAATTATTATGGGTGGATGTGCATTAAACTGTGTAGCTAATAGTAAAGCAAAGTCTATGAAGGAAGCTATTTGGATAATGCCAAACCCTGGTGATGGAGGCTCTGCCCTCGGAGCAGCGGCAAGACATTACGGAAAGAAACTAAATTGGAAAGGACCATACTTAGGAACTCAAGTACCTAGAATGGATCCACATAAAATAATAAAAGAATTATTAGGTGGTGGTATAGCTGCGGTATGTTCTGGTAGAGCAGAGTTCGGACCAAGAGCATTAGGTAACAGATCACTATTATGTGATCCAAGAGGAAAACAAGAATTCCTTCATCCTATATATGGTATAAAAAAACGAGCAGAAACTTGGAGACCATTTGCACCTGCAATTTTATCAGAATATTATGAGCAATATTTTATAGGACACGCCAGTCAGTATATGCAATTCACACCTAAACACCTAAGCCCAGATTTTAATTTAGTTGAGCATGTAGATAGGACAGCAAGAGTTCAATTAGTTAAACCACAATGTGATAGTATATTAAGAGAAGTATTAGAATTGTGGTATAAAGAAACAGGTTGCCCTATGTTACTTAATACTTCTTTGAACGTTAAAAATGAACCAATAGTTGATACAATGGATGACTATAGAAACTTTATTAAATGGAGTGGATTAAATGATCTTAGCTAACGGTTGTTCACACACGCATGGTACTAATCATGCTGTACTTAATAATTATGCAGATAAGCTATGGCCCAATATAGCTGGAAAGATGTTAGGTGATACTAATGTTGTTAACCTTGCTAAGGGCGGAGATTCAGCTGGAGCTATAGCAGATTCTACAATACACTGGATGGAAACAAATACAATCAAGCCAGATATGGTTATGATACAATGGACGTATGCAGATAGGTTTGATATTCCATATCATCGCTTATACGCAGATGATCCATTTCGTGATGGATGTTTTGTTGATAATATTAGATTAGGTATTGATCCGCCTTACTCAGATAAGTTCACTTATTTAAATCAATATCCACGTGAAGGAATGATTAGGTTGACATCTACAGGAGGTTATCTATCTAAAGATGAGTCGACAGGAATGTTAAAAAGAATTCCTGATCTAATGGCTCACTTAGGTTTAAAGTTTCCAAACATATTATATCAGGCTGGGTACAAACAAAATGTGCATCCATATTATTTAGAGAACCATGAAGATGAACATATGCAAGAGATCATAGAATATTATAAACGATATGTAGATTATAGAGAAGCTTATTTAAATCTACCAACAGCACATAATGAACTTAGACATAAATGGGCAATGGCACAAAATCATGTTGCAGCTTATTGTGAAGCAAATGATATTCCTTATTATTGGTGGGGAACTGATGTGTGGTATCAACCAAAGTTTGCAGATCTTATGTATCTAAAACCTAAAACTGGTCATGAGATGTTTGCTAACTTAGGTTTTATAGACCAGTGGTTAGAGAGGCAGGGTATAATTGCAAATGGTGATGCTATTGAAGGTGATATATCTGAAGAAGAAGTAGCAAAGAATCCTAACCTCATGCAAAACATAGACGATCATAGAGGAGAGGATGGTCATAAATTCATTGGTGAAATGGTTGGTAATTTTATTAAGCATGGTATTGAGCCAGATCAAGATGATATAAATAAAGAATTATTAAAGGCAAACATATTATCTAGGCCTAACTTAACTCTGGAGAACGATGCAACAGGATTAAACCAGACTGGTGGGGACAATAATAGAAAAGAACACTATGAAGCATTACTCAGATGGTGTAACAGTGATGAGGCATTCCCAGGAGAAGGTTATCGCAGTGACATCTATGCAGCAACAAAAAGGCCATGGAGACCTCAATTTTACTATGATTAATCATAATATGGATTTTTTCAATTATTTTGCGAAAATAGTTGCGTTTACTATGTACTTTGCCTATAAATTATGTTATAATGGTTCTTTAAATAAAAAAACGTATCCTGGACGTTTCAGGATATAAATAAATTATGATTGAACTACTTACATGGGCGGGGATCGGATTCATAATAACACTCGCTGTCATAGGATTGTTATCCTCTTTTTTCTTCCCACTATTCCTTGAACTAAATAATGAAATAAATAAAAGGTTTAAGGATGATCTACCTCCGAACTGAGGCTAAACTATTTTTAAAAACGACATAGGAGAATATATGTTAGATAAAATCACAAACGGCGTAGCCGCCGCAACGGCTATAGCAATGTCACTTATTGGTTTGGCAATTATGTTGCAAATCGTATTTGGCGGCAGCGTGCCTTTTCTTGGCGGAGACGTCATTGGTACGATTATTGCAATAGTCCATCAGCTAGGTGACGCTGGATTGGTTGGATTAATTTCCGCAGCAATACTTTGGAAATTACTAACTTCAGATGATGCATAAATAACATTCATTCAAAAATGAAGTGAGTTATAAAACGACGTAAAGGTGAAGGTAGGAGCACTTAACACGTGGGTTCAATTCCCACCTCCTCCACCAAATATATTTTAAACGAGATGTATTTGATGGGGGAGACACGGCTTCGATTAGGTAGCAGATCCGCTTGAGACTCGTCAGCCAACAAAGGCTATAAAATGAAAAATTAATCGGCAATCAGTCAGATTATTTACTAGCGGCGTAGAGTCAGCTAGTTGAGGTTTTCTCCGGAGTTCCTTATCACCCAATACTCCGGTCTTTTTTTTATATACATAATACTATGATATCTCTAACTTCCCACGCAACTGAAAAATTACATGGCCTTCTAACTGGTCAAATGGGATTACGCGTATTAGTAAAAACTACAGGCTGTTCAGGTCTGGCCTATCACTTAGAATATTCTATAGATAAAAATATAGACGATATAGAAGAAACTATTAATGGTGTTCGTGTAGTCATTGATCCTAAATCACTTGCATACGTCGATGGATGTGAGATAGACTATAAATATGAAGGTCTTAATGAAGGCTTTGAATTTTATAACCCCAAAGAAAAAGCCAGGTGTGGTTGTGGAGAATCATTTACAGTATGAAAATGAAAAAATCTGTATTTAAAATAAATACAAAAAGCCACTTAGAAAAAGATTTATTCTTTGACGAAGGTGTTGACGTTGCAAGATATGATGTAGTTAAATACCCAGCCTTACAAAAACTATATGAGAAGATGTTATCATTCTATTGGACTCCTGATGAGATCGATGTCACAAAAGACAAGATTGATTTTAGTAAGCTAACAAAAAACGAACAACACATATTTACATCCAACCTAAAAAGACAAATCATATTAGACTCGGTACAGGGCAGATCACCTGACTTGGCTTTATTGCCACTTGCAAGTAATCCTGAACTTGAGTTACTTATTGAAACATGGGCATTCTTTGAGACTATTCACTCAAGATCGTATACACACGTTATCAGAAATGTATATCCTAATCCATCAAAGGTATTCGATGAGATAACTTCGATACCGGCAATATCCGAATGTGGTAATGCAATCTCAGAACATTATGACAACCTCATCAATTATAAGGGCCCTCACGGTAGCTATACACATAAAAAACTGTTATATCTCTGTTTGATCAGTATATATATTCTGGAAGGTATAAGATTCTATGTGAGCTTTGCATGTTCATGGGCATTCGCAGAGCTTAAACAAATGGAAGGCAATGCAAAAATTATTAAGTTAATTGCAAGAGATGAGAATCTACACCTTGCAGCATCGTTAAATATTATTCGTACGCTGATTAAAGAAGATAAAGACTTTGAAGACATTAAGCTTTCAACTAACGATCAAGTAATGAATCTATTTGAAGATGCATTGGTACAAGAAGAGGAATGGTGTGATTACCTATTTGGTAATGGTTCAATGATTGGATTAAACACAGACCTCTTAAAAGAATATGTACGTTGGATTGGAGCAAAGAGAATTAGAACACTAAATTATCCTGTACCATTTTCAACACATCAGCATAACCCACTTCCATGGACAGAGAAATGGATTAGTGGCGGAGCAGTACAAGTTGCTCCACAAGAAACAGAGATAACATCTTACACATTAGGTGGTGTCAAACAAGATGTTAATAAGAAATCATTCGAGGGATTAAGTTTATGAGTACAGCAATAGTATGGTCTAAAAATAATTGTATATATTGTACAAAAGCAAAAGACTATTTAAAGAAAAAGAAAATTAATATAGAAGAGAGAAATGTTCAATCAGGTGAATGGTCAATGACTGATCTTCAAGAAAAGGTTCCAGGCGCAAGAGCATTTCCACAGATATTTATTGACGGTAAGTATGTAGGATCATATGACAAGATGATGGCACATGTTCAAATGGGAGAATTAAGTTTATGATTTGTAATGAATGTAATAGTGAACCATTTCAGGTTACTGTTAAAGAGGAATTAGGCTTTGACAATGAAGCAATTGAACTTGGATTGGAAGTGACGCACTGCCCATTTTGCGGTGCTAATTTAGAATGGGCCCAGCGTGGAGGATATGATGCATCAGAATACGATAACGATGAAGACCGATTGGACGTATAATGGGAGACAATTTACTTCTGCTGATATTAATGATTTTTATGGTTTTGTGTATCGCATTACCAACTTGGTCACCGGATATGACTATGTCGGACGTAAGTATTTCAGGACAGTTCGAAAGCTTAAGCCCCTAGTAGGTTTTAAAAGGAAACGTAAGGTTACAAAGGAAACTGACTGGCAAGAGTATTGGGGGTCAAGTAATAGGCTAACCGAAGATATAGAGAAACTAGGTAAAGAGAATTTCAAACGTGAGATCATTTGTTTATGTAAGACTCGTGGTGATACAAACTATATGGAAGCGAAGATCCAATTTGATGAGGATGTTCTATTGAATGAGAAAAATTATAATGGTATTATAGCTGTAAAGATTGGCGTAGGATCAGTTAAAAATTTAGCGGAAAACTATGTACATAAGCAAAAACTATGATATAATATAGAGTATGGTATTAGTAGATTTTAATGGTTTAGCAATTGGTTCTATCATGGGCCAATTAGGACGAGGTGAAGAGCTTAGTGAGAATTTAGTTAAACATATAATTCTTAATAATCTTAGAGTATATCGTAACAAATACCCAGAGTCAAATCATGGCAAAATGGTTATCTGTTGTGATAGTTACTCTTGGCGTAAAGATGTATTCCCTGAATATAAAGCTCAGCGCAAAACTAATCGTGCTAAAGATAAACATGACTGGACAATGATCTTCGACTTAATAGAAGATACTCTCAAAGATTTACGTGAGAATTTCCCTTATGCTGTTATTAAGGTAGACGGTGCAGAAGCAGATGATATCATTGGAGTACTTACTAAGGAAGCAGCCCAACCTCTTCTAGGTGAAGATGTAGTTATTATATCAGCTGACAAAGACTTTATTCAATTACAAGTAGATGGTCATGTCATACAATGGTCACCACTATTTAATAAAATGATTAAGGAAGATAATCCTCGTCGATATTTATTCGATCATATTCTTAAAGGTGATGCTAGTGATGGTGTTCCTAATGCAAACTCTCATGATGATGTATTTCTGTCAGAGGCAAGACAAACACCTATGACACAAAAAGCTATAAATAAATACTGGGATAATCGTGATGACTTAGAAGCTATCATGAAACCTAATGTCTATCGTAACTTTATGCGTAATGTACAAATGATAGATCTAGAGAATACACCACAAGAGATGGCAGGTGAAATATATATTGATTATCTAGAATATCAATATCCTCCTCGTACGAATATACTTACGTACCTTGTAGAGAATAGAATGAAAATGCTTATAGAGTGTGCTAACGAATTTTGAATGAAGAAGAGTTAAAAGAATTCATTGAATATTTTAAAGATGAATTACCAAATCCAGACCATCATCCACAGAAAGTTATGTGGTTATATAAATGGTGGAAGAGTATAGTTATAAGGAATAGAGATGCCGACGTACACGTTCGAAAGCAATAAGACTGGTAAAATATGGGATGATACCATGAGCTGGAAAAAGCTTGAAGAGTATTATAAAGAACATGACTGTGTCCAAATATTTACTTCGATGCCAAAAGTTGTATCAATGGTTGGCGATGTTCAATCGAAGACCACTAGTGAATTCAAAGACAAAATGGCAGATATCCACAAGCAGGCTGGACAACACAGCCAAATGTTTAAAGGAACTAAAGAACAAGGTAATCATTAATGTTTAAACATGAACCCGTTGACTTAGGTTATGAAGACTTAGCTACTATCAGTAAAGGTGGTAGACAATATGTTATAGAGAAAACCGATGTCAAGACTGTATACTATCCGTCAATCACAAATCTCCTTGGCAATCTAAGTAAAGAAGCTATTAAAGCATGGAGAGATCGTATAGGTCACGAAGAAGCAAATAAGATATCTAGACAAGCAGCAGGAAGAGGCACAGCAGTTCACCAAGTCTGTGAAGATTATGTGAACAATAATCCTGATTATGACAAAGATTTAATGCCTAATATCTTATATGACTTCAATAGAATTAAAGATATACTTGATACCAGGATAGGTACAGTATATGGACAAGAATTACCGTTGTATTCTGACCATTTAAAAGTCGCTGGAAGAGTTGACTGTGTGGCAGAGTTTGATGGTAAAGTAAGTATAATAGATTATAAGACCAGTCGAAAGACTAAAAAAAAGGAATGGATCCATTCTTATTTCATGCAAGAATGCTTTTATGCTATTGCATGGGAAGAGAGAACTGGTATTCCTATCACACAATTAGTAACAATCATATCTGTTGACAACGCAGAACCACAGGTGTTTATTGAACATCGTGACAATTGGGATAAAGAACTTGTACAAGTTATAGAAAAATATTCTACATAAGCCGCATTTCATAGAAAAATCTTACTATTTTCGAAAATAGTTACACAAGCGCCGCAAACTATGATATAATGGTACCATATTTAATAAAAAAGGAAGATAAAAGTGGAAAGTGAAATTGTGTTTTTTCTAGTTATGTTAGGAAATTTAGGTTTACATGTTCTTTTAGGGAGATACTAAAATGGTTGTTACAGATTTAATATATAGGTTGGTTGGACGTTCAGATACAACATGGACTGAAACAGTTGAAGGCCATCCGGAACGAGATACCTTACATATAGGATTCTCGGGTGATGAAGACAGGCGAGAAACTGTCCGCTCAATACTGCAGCAAAGCGGTGTTCTATTGAGTGAAGTTGAACGCTTAAGGGAAGAAGGTGTTGTCTTAGATGTTGTCTTAGACGATTACTTTGTTGGACTTAGGCTAAGTTTAGAGCGTGTCTGGTTATTTACATCTTGGTCACGTGAAACAATATTGAGATTTTAAGGAGAAAATTATGAATACATTAGAACTATTAGAAAAATATGCAAGTCCAAAAGGAGAAGCTTCTTTTGCAAAAGGTATACCTATAAAATATCTTAAAGAAGTTCGAGAAGCTTTAAAGCTTGGCGATACTGTTGAAGCTGTCGAGAAAAAATGGACAGAAGCTGGATGGACTTATAACAGCTTTAGATACGTATTTCGCGGGAAGTCTAAACCTGGGTTTGTACGTCCACGAGCGTGGTGTCCTAAACCACATGCAGAAACATTTGCAATTTATGAGCGAGGTAATTATGCCTACTAGATCTAAATCAACACAGGCATTTATTGATGCCAATCCAGATAAATTCAGAATTATTACCCCGGAGGAAACTGCCAAGACTTTAGCAAAGCAAAGCGGTGGATATTTTAAAGGTAGATCTGTTATGGGTCCATCTAAAAAGAAGGGGAAATCGTCATGATGACATTTAATAATATTTTAGTAATGCTATTACTCGTTGCCAATTTCTTTATATGGAGTTGGGTTTTATAATGTGGGTTAAAGATAGCAAGCGTGCACGAATACACGAATTAGAAGGTATACGTCTTAGATCAGCCAGACTATGGTTAGACAAAGATGGATTCCATCCTTTCCTAGATCAGGATAAATTAACTAAACCCGACTTGCAAAAATCTATGGGTTGCAAGTATGATGAATTACCTAAAGAAGCATGGGATGTGATGGATCGTTATGATGAAGCATTAGCAAGAGGGAGCGAGTATGCTACGTGAAATAAATGACAAATTAATACTGACTGACTGTGATGGAGTCCTATTAGATTGGGAGTACCATTTCTATAAGTGGCTTAAGGAGACTGAAGGTTATGAGAGACTTGGTCCCGAATATAACATTGGTAAAGCTATAGGTGTTGCACAGAAAACTGGTGCAAAGTTTGTAAACTTGTTTAACAGATCAGAGTATATGAAAACTTTATCGCCTATGCGCGATGCTATTAAGTATGTTCGTAAGTTACATGAGGAGCATGGATATATATTCCATGTGATTACTTCTCAGACTAACTGTCGACTTGCACAAGAGTATCGTAAAGAGAACTTGCGCAATGTATTTGGTGAAGTCTTTGATGGCTTTACTATACTAAACACTGGTCAAGACAAAGACGAAGCTCTTAAAAAGTGGGAAGGTACTGAATGTTTCTGGGTTGAAGACAAAGCTGCTAACATTAAGATGGGCAACGATGTTGGTCTTAGAGGAATTCTTATAGACCACACTTGGAACAGAACTTGTACGTACGAATGCGAACGTGCAAGGAAATGGAAAGATGTTTATGAAATTATTACAGGAGAAGCATAATGGCTTTAGTAACAAATAAAACTGAAGAGACTAATCACTTACGTGGTAAATCTAGGTTCTATGTTGCTGGTTGGGTAGCTAATCGTGAGTGTGAAAATCCTCAAGCATTACCCGAATCTTGCAAAGGTGACATTGTCGTTGAGAAATGGCATGAAGAATACCTAAGCGGATATGGCGATTCATTTGCTAATGGCGAATGTTTAAGCCCACCGGTTGAAGATTAAAATGATATAAATAACTCTATATCACATAGGGTTCTACAATGTCGACTAATGATCGATTAGAAGTTCTTGAAACAAAGTTAAAGCACATCGGTATGATGGGGCAGTGGTACCAACGGTACGATATTTCTAAGAGTGCCGAAGAATGTAAGGAGATCATTAAAGAAGTAAAAGAGGAATTGAACGAACCGTGTGGTATGAGTAGAAAATAATGGAGGTGACCATGGCGTTACTGGAAGATATAGTTGATTTTTGTAAAAAGGAATTGGAGATACCCCAAGAAGTTTTAGTGTCTGTTGAGGTTGAAGATATATCAGAAGATAATGTTAAAGGTTGGACCACTGATTCTGCTGAAGATGATGAGTACGATATTGAAATAGATACAGGTCTCGGTTTCAAAGAAACTATCTTAACTGTGTGCCACGAGATGGTACATGTTCTCCAACTACACGAACATCGTGAGCTTGATGAAAATGAAGCTTACGAAAAAGAGGAGTTGTTATATAGAAAGTATATAAATAACTCCTAGTAGCCATCCCTACTATAAAAAGGATTTTTTTGTTTAAATAAAAAGGAAAGTATATGTTTAAAAAACTACTAGTCGCGACGGCGGCAATGGCAGTATCTGCAACTACGTTTGCTGGTATTAGTCTTTCGGGTTTATACGAAGGTACGTTAGATAGTCACGGAACGTACACTCAAGACATTCATACTACAATGAAGGGAACGGCAGGTGCGTCTAGCGTAACCGTTGTTCTTGATAAAGATTTCAGTGTAGATGACATGTGGGTAGAGAGCACAGCTGGTGCATTTACTCTTAAAAT